TAATACGGAAGTGACCGAACGTGCGACGACCGTAAGAAACGTAAATCTAGAAACCCAATTTTACAACATTTTCCGAACCATTGCGCGTTTAAATTTAAATGATTTCGAACACAGAGATATACGAAAAGAAATTATAGACACTGTCGATGACCCCCAAATCTCATATAGAGGAAAGATAAAAAGTGTAGAAGCAAATTTGATAAAATTGCTCGGAGATAAGGTAGATTTTAAAGAAATGGAACAGGCAGATCTTGGACAGATAGAAAGGATTGTCTTATGTAATCAAGATGGGAATTGTAACGACGACGATGGAAGCCGTCCAGTATATTGTATTGTAAGTGATGATGGTAATTGCGTTTCTATTTTTCCCAAAAAACATTTATTATCTGGAAACGATAATGAGAAAATATATTTCGGGCGTCTCTCGGACGAATTAATAAGATATAAAAGAAGTCGTTTATTTATGTTTTATCCTAAAAATTACATGAACATTACGAATACGGACTTATTTATCAATGAAAACGAACTTTTTTTATTAGAATCCCGTTTAATACGCGATTATTTCCGAAATATGACGCCATTTGGATATTCACAAAATATCACATATGATACCGCTCAGCCCGATTCGGAATATAGCGGTACTCAACAAAATTATGCGAATAAAGTGTTATTAAGTGAACAAAAGGTAGAACCGACTACTAAAATTACCCCCAAAACAGAAATAAAGAATTTCATTTTAGATTGTATTACGATGACCAAACCAAATGTAGTAGGAAACATGAAGGAGGGTTCATGGCGAAAGATATTTCCATCGACAGCAAAAGAGTTGATTTTCAGCAATTCTGTAAATTGTAGTTTTATACCCTTAATTTATATTTTCCAGAATGTATACTATTCTGCTATTTCAATACAAAATATAAAGACTGCGTTATGGAAAGGTTATAGTACTATTATAACAGATCCAAATTCCGAAAAATACGTATATAGTATTTTAAAAAAACAAGGAAAATCCGATTTTATGGAAAAAATAAGAAAAAAAGAGGCCGATTTTGAAACGATTATTCAAAGTGACGAATATTATATAACAGATTTAGACATATGGGTGTTTTGTAATATAGCACAATTACCGGTTGTTTTATTTTCTTCCACCACATTAAAAACATTAATGCTCCGAAACAGATGGTTACGAGTGGGAGGAAGAACATTATCAGAATCCCATTATTTTATACGTTCAAAAACCGATATTAAGAAAAATATTCCAACAAGTTATCAAGTCATTGATGTAGGTTATAAATTACACGAACTACACGATGATGAATTTATGAAAGCGATACATGGAGACCAGCTATATGCGTCGAATTTAATAGAATTAAACAATTTTATATCAAAAACTACAATTATACGTGATAAAAAATAGCCATAATATATATCATGAATTGTATAGAAATTTTATATTTAACGGTTCTCTTTATCGTATGTAGTCCGGGAATATTAATACCGAAAATGTATTACAAATCCGTTAAAAACATACTCTTGATAACAATATTACACGGCGTTTTGTTTATCGGCCTATTTCGCATGACTTATCCAATTGTTAGGTCCAATACAACTATTGTGGAGAATTTAGAGGTAACAGGTAATACGGACTCTTTAGTCAATATTTTCAACACTATTATTGATGGGTTAAAATCAAAACCAACCAAAAAATACACTATTAATACTGAACTTATTCAGGTAACTCCCGATGTTGCTGAAAAATACACATTTACAGAAGAAAAAATAGGAAACAAAGTTTTAGTATTACCAAATAACTGAAACCGATACAAAATAAAATAATAAAATATATTATAATGAATATTTTATTTATAATATATATTTTCGCATTATTTGTGATTACTTCACCGAATGTATTCTTTAATTTAAATGGGAAAAATGATTTGATATCAACTATAATACACGCTGCTATTTTTGTATTTATAATTTATTTAACAAAAGATATTGTATTTGATTACCGCGAGGAAATGGTAATAGGAACCATGATAAAGAATGGTGTTGAAAGTGATGTTGTTGTTCCGGATGGACTTGATTTATCTGGATTGATTAGTCCAAGAGTAGAACCAATAGAGGAGGAAGAGATTGTAATTAACAACACTGTTTTAGATTATGGAGATTATAACAATCCAAAGGGTGAATATTATCCATTACCAGGTCCATTACCAAGTATATATGACGATGAAACCGAGGGTTTTGAAGGGTTTAAAATAGACCTTGATGGTATAAATAGTATTAAAAAAATGTTCAGTGAGTTTAAAAATGACGAACCTATTAAAATAAAAATAAACAATCGTATTGAAGAACCTATTGTTAAAACGATAAGACATTCAGTAGGTCCAGAATTATTACCCGAAGAAACAGAAGCAGTAATTTCAGAAGAATCCGAGATATTATCACAATTGCCTGGAATGAATCAATCGCCTGGAATGAATCAATCGCCTGGAATGAATCAGTTACTTGGACTTGCGCCCGGAATAAATGAGTTGCCTGGAATAAATCTGTTACCTGGAATGAATCAATCGCCTAGAATGAATGAATCTCCTGGTCAGTGTGCTATTTTTTTTTAGGGTAATATTATAAAATACGGAAATATAAATGAACCATTATTTAAATGCCCCCGTTATATTACGTTCATTTGTGAAAATGAAAAAAACACTTGTTAAAAATGTATTATTCGTAACTATGATATTGTTATTATCAGGATTTATTGTCTATTATTTGGGTTATAAATATCGCGAGAATATGAATGTGTTTCATTTAAATGTTGACGAACCATCGGGCTTATTAAACCTATTTGATATATTTAGAGATAAACCCAAAAATGTGGAAATCGAGATAGACAATACAAAAACGCAACAACATATCATATCTATTCCTGATAATTCGAAAAATAGTTCGTCTAGTGAAATCAAAAATGACGTAAATCAAGTACGACAAGCGCCTAATTATTGTAGATATGATTTTGGTTCAGATAATGAAAATATACTGGAAATATGTCTTGAAGATAAACCAAAGTGTGATGGATATAATTTTGCGGAAAATAATTGGGGGAAATGTGTTATAGAATAAATGAAAAATATTAGAATATTATAATTATTATAAGTAATTATTATAATAAGTAATGAATTATACCTTTTTTCTTTCTATTTTCATTGTATTTATTTTATTAATACAATGTTTAAAAATGGGAAAAAACAGTAATGATATTAACATTAATCTGATTGTTTCTGTTATTTTTACAACAATATTTATGTTAATAAATTTCTATTTAGTTAAAACTCCAATTATTGAAGGTAATACGATGGACATAACTATTGATGGTGTTAAAAAATTGGAAAGCATTGTGGAAACTGCGTTTAAACCCGACACTACAGAAGATGTGAGAATAAACGTAGTGAATAACCATAGAGGTAGGGTTATACCAAAATTCAATAATACGGGATATACGCAATTTACTACAGATGCTCTCATAGAAACTGAGGTGTCTGATGAAGCAGCAATAGAAGCCGAAGCAGCAATAGAAGCCGAAGCAGCAATAGAAGCCGAAGCAGCAATAGAAGCAGAAGCAGCAAGGGTATCAGCAGAAAAGGCAGAAGCAGCAATAGAAGCCGAAGCAGCAATAGAAGCCGAAGCAGCAATAGAAGCAAGAGAAGCAAAAGAAAAAGAAACAGCTGAAAAAGCAGCAAAAGAAAAAGAAAAAGCTGAAAAAGCTGAAAAAGCAGCAGCAGAAAGAGCATCAGTAAGAAAAAAAGTAGAAGCATTGTTTGGAAGATTTGTTTATTAATAAATTTAGCTTGTTCAGAATGGAAAGGGATATTAAGTTTCATAAAAACATCAGCGAGTCCTTGGACACCGATACCGATAGGTCTATGTTGTACTGTACAAAGCGGAGGTGATTGGGCAGCTCATTGGAATGATACAGATGGTAATAATGATGGTCGTTATACAAACGTCGGAGATACAGAAGAAAAAGAAGCAGCCGAAAAAGAAAAAGCAGCAAAAGAAGCAGCAGAAGCAGCAATATAAGCAGCAGCAGCAATAAATGTGATGAGAGGTCGGGGAGGAGGTCGGGGAGGAGGAGGTTGGGGAGGTCGGGGAACAGGAGGTATAGCAGGAGGTATAAGGAGGTAAATAAGTATATTGAATTAAATGAAAGTAATTTTTATCAATGCTCTATAATACAAATGATTTATTTATAATAAATTATAAATAAATGATATACACCAATGTTAAAATATATATATTTCATAATAATTTTGATATTAGTCATATTTTTAATAATTAAATTACGTGAAAAGATGTATAACGAATCATTCGAAGGGGTGAAAATAGATGTAAAGGGTGTTACTGAATTAGAGAAAATTGTGAATGCTACACAGTCGGGAAAAAAAACACCGATGAATTTAAAACTAAATAATAATTTAGGAGAAGACCAATATCTTGTCCAAGAACCGTCATATAATATTTCAGAAGATGTACATACATTTCCGGATTCTTGTCCGGTTGATTTAGGCTGTTCTGACCCACCTGAACAAAATGAAAAGGCAATTTTAGATGTTTATAGAAATACATTAAATAGAGAACCAGATAAATTGGGGTTTTATTATTGGGTCGACCGTATAAAGACAAAAGGTGATACTATCGATGTAGTAACACAGGCATTTAAAAAATCTCCTGAATATAGGCATGTATTGGCCGGATATGATAAAACAGTATTAGATGATATAAATGATTTATATAATATAAATAATTCACCACAATCCGAAGGTATATCAAATACAATGTGTAAAAGTAGTTTTGGAACATTTGCGAATAAAGATATGGAAGACCGTTTTATTTGTTCAAAAGAAAACCCTATATGTTGGGGGTACAGTTATGAAAATGGTTTAGGTAACTGCGGAGGAAATAAGGGATATATTGGTTCAAATGTAGTTGTTCTTGGAAATTATAATATGGAACCGTGGAAAATGGATTCAGGTTGGTTGGACATCGATGCTAAATGGATTTGGTATACCGAAAATGCCGATATAGAAGCAGGAATAACGGGGAATGTATCGTTTTACTATACATATTATAACTATGATGACGAAAAGAAAGTAGATATATATATAGCCGTAGAAGACCATGCAGAGGTATATTTAAATAAATCTCATTTATTAACACAGTCGGGTGGATTTCCAACCCCAGGTATTCATAGAGATTTTACATTAATTAAAGGTGAGAATAATTTCCAGATAGATGTGTTAAATAAGGGTAATTACCCAAAACCGGCGGGTCTATTATTAGCAGTAAGCGGAAAAAATGGGGATAATAATAACGAACCTATATTACAGACAGATGATTCTTGGACATATCAACATGCAATTCCGGTTAGACCTCGAACATATATAGACGAAAAAATGGATACACAATCTAAAGAATTCAACCCATTAATAGCCCTATGGAACAAAAAACATGGTGGATTTTTAAAAATGTCTCTAGATACGTCTATTGATCCACTTAATGAATTAGGAGAGGTATCACTTTTAAAATCACAAGATAAGAAATTACCAAATACATATGAGATGGAATCCGCTATATTTAAATATGCTAGGGTAAAGCTTAATTTCCGTGATGATAGACCAGTATTTAGTTTATATAATTGTAGAAATCAACGTTATCTACGTAACAATGAACATAATATTGTAGATACATCACATATAGTGATAGATCAAAACTTATCACACAATTATGTGAATGAGAGATGGATTCCTATTATAAATGAGGATAAAACGGTCTCGATAAAAACAGCAAGTAGAACAACCGATTCGACGCGAATATTATCAGTAAATAATGACGATTTAATTGTTACAAAAGCAATGACGGAACCTGATGATGATTCCAAATGGGAAATCGTGAATATAGATACAATTCATATTGGTGATGCGAGTTTATTAGATAAAAATAAAGACAATCAACCGGGATTTATAAAAAAAATAACAGATTATATTGGTTATGTCGGTAATTTTCCAATTAATACACAATATCACGACAAACCCATATGGAATGAATCATTTATGTCGCATAATATTACGTCATACGATGGTAAAAAGACTGTCTCTATATTCCGAACCGATGTTATAGATTCTGATTTAGGATGGGATCAAAAGTTAACCTTATTTGGTATTCATGGTAATTATGTGAATAAATTACAACCCTCTAATTTTCAATTGCTATCTAATGGAACAGCAAAAAGAATGATTATCACAAATGATAAGATGGTGTGTTTTGTAACAAATGAAACTCCCTATTTCAGAGAATTAAACGATTTGGACACAGATTCGGATAGTTGGTATAAATTATCAAACGGTGATAATATTACTGATATAACAAGTGGTATGATAAATGATAAAAAGTATTTATTTGCCGTTATAGAAGGAATAATTAAATTCCGTAGTTTATCAAAAATATATGACGTTTCGATTTGGGAAACATACAATTCACATATAAGTGGATTTAAAGAAATAAAATATGATTATTATTCGAAAATGCTGTATGGTTTAAAAGATAACAAAATGTATATTGTTATTTCACGCAGTGAACAATTAAAACTAGATATTAATTTAAATGTAAAAACTTTTGCTGTATTAAAAAACAATACGAATATTGGTACATATTTATTACTTGTAGACAATAGTGGAAAATTATTTATATCATCCATTACAAAAGGTAAATCTGAAAACCCAATGTTATTAGCAAACAATATTAATATTCGTAGATTGGATAGTATAAATAATATCATATTCGCAATACGTGAAGATACGGGACAATTGTATTATAAACCTGTGTTAAAAGATATACCATTCATAATTTATAATAAACACTTACCTGGTAATTTAATCGATGTTCATATTTACAAGGATGAGATTTACGTAATTGATAGAAAAAATCAAGTATTAAAATGTCCCATTATTCTTAACTAAAAATATGATAAGAATATATAAAAGATATGTTTTTCAAATTTTTCGCAATATTTTTATTATTTGTTTTGATTACTCCTGGACTCAATTTATTTAAAAAGAGTAATAGATATTACCATATATTGGTTAGTTTATTATTTACCATTTTGTTTCATTTCGTAATGTTATTTTTCAAACAATATCGCGAAGGATATACCGAAAGTTATAAAATAACTTTTAACGGAGTTAATGATTTAGTAAAGATAATTGAAGAGATGATGAAGAAAGAAGAAGAAAAAAAAACAGTTATTATTAACAATGATTTAACAAAACAAAATAGATAGATAAATTGTTATTTTTTTCATAATAGATATATATAGAATTTATTATGAATTGGTTATTTTTGATATATATTTTTATATTATTCATTTTATTCACACCAAATATATGGATTACTGTGAATATTGATAAAAATATACTTTATTTATTACACGGATTTGTCTTTACTTTTTTGTTATATTTTGGTCGTTATATGTTTGATATAAAAGAATCCATGATTAATAATAAAACTTTTGATATCACGGTGAATAATCATCCAAATATGAATGTTCATAGAGATAAGTATATTCAATATTATCGCGAATATTACAAGCAAATTCAGGAAAAACAAAACAAGAAATACGCTGAAAATATTAAAAAGGCAGAAGAAGAAATAGAAAAGCTCGATAATATGATTCAACAACAGATACATGATAGTGAAGTAAAGAAGGGAGAAATAAATAAACAATTAGATAGGTATAAAGCATATCAAGAAGGAAAACTAAATGATTTAAAAGCAGCTCAAGCAAATAATTTAGAATTACAGAAAAAAAATGAACAAGACATAAAAGATAAATTTGATGTTAAATATAAAAGTTTAATGGAAGCAAATGCATTAGTTGAAATAAATTATAATAAAGAATCGAGCAATTTAAAAAGTACTATAGCTGATTTGAATAGTAAAATACAGACAAATACAAATGCTTATCAACAACAGGCCATACAACAACAGATTGAGGTAACCGCACAAAAATTATTATTAAGAGAACAACAAAAGACTGCTGAAAGTATTCGAATTGAAAAGGAAGCAGAAATCACAAGACAAAAGGCGATTGTTGAAATAAATAAAACTAAATATGATGGAGATATTCTAACAATTAATAATGAGAATAAGCGTATTATTGATGAAAAGAATTCCAATATAGCAAGCTTAAATGCTAAAAATCTACAATTGGATACAGACTTGGCGCTGAAAATAACAGAATTATCTGCTGAAAGAGAAAAAAATGAGAATGCTAAAACAAGTGTAGAAGCATTACGTTCAGAATATAATGCTACAATAACCGCGAAAATTTCGGAAATGGAGGGATTGGATTCCAATGTTCCTGGTGATTTAGAAAAAATTAACATCTTAGCGGCTGATTTAGATGGATATGTAACAGGTTTACGAAAAAACCGTATTGATAATCAAGAGAACTATAATACGCTATTCGCAGGTACAGAAAAACTTAATAACCAATATACGACATTAACTGGTGAAAAAAATGAGCTTATTGAAAAAAATTCGACATTAACTGGTGAAAAAGATGATCTTATTGAAAAAAATTCGACATTAACTGGTGAGAAGGAACAAATCAAAACAGATTTTAGTAATTTACAAACTTCATATGATACCAATATCCAGAATAATAAAGATCTTCAATCCAGGTTTGATGCTTTAAAAAAAAAAAAAGATGATTTAGAACAAGCATTGGGTGATTTACAAACTTCATATGATACCAATATCAAGAATAATAAAGATCTTCAATCCAGGTTTGATATTTTAAAAAAAGAAAAAGGTGATTTAGACGATTCCTATACTAAATTACAACAAGAAAAAGGTGATTTAGAAAAAGCATTGGGTGATTTAGAAAATCAAACTAATACCATGTCTGGTAATATTAGTGAACTTGACACCCAATATACTACATTACAACAAGAAAAGGGTGAATTATTTACTAAGTATACCGCATTAGAAAGTACAAAGGCTAAACTTAAAACAGATTATGACGACATCGAATTAAAATTAAATTTGAAAACTAATGAATATAACGACCTAGAAAAAAAAATAAAGAATGATTATAGAACAGCAAAAGAGTATAATGAATTAAATACACAATTAGAAACTAAAAAGAATGAAATAGAAACTAAAAATACGGAAATAGAAACTAAAAATACGGAAATAGAAACTAAAAATAACGAGATAAATAAATTGTTGAAAACAAACTCGAATTCGTCATCCTTACAAACAGAAATAGAAACTAAAAATACGGAAATAGAAACTAAAAAGCAGGAAATAGAAACTAAAAATACGGAAATAGAAACTAAAAAGCAGGAAATAGAAACTAAAAATACGGAAATAGAAACTAAAAAGCAGGAAATAGAAACTAAAAATACGGAAATAGCAAATCAAAAGAAGGAAATAGCAAATAAAAATAAAGAGATATTCGAATTGTCTGCAAAATTAGCTGATATTAAATTAGCAATTTCCAATTGGGATACTTCTAATGCAACGTATATTCAATCTATTCAGGATAAAATGGTTACACCAAAAAATAACTATATTAAAGATATAAACGCATATAATACTGATGTAAATAATACATTACAAACAACAATGAATGAATTAACTCTATGCAGTAGAAATCCAAAAGGAAAGGTGCCTATTGCAAGAGGGAGGCAGAGCAGTGACGTAAGATATACAGATGCATATGCAGAGGCAGTATGGTATGATAGTGGGGACGGTGGGTATACGAATGTTATGTATTACAGATGGATGAATACAGGACACGATGCTGTATATGTATATATGTTCGCTGACGATTATGTTAAATTATATGTTAATGATCATACATTCCGAGGTAGTACCGTGACAAACCATACATATAGTAGTCCTGGAGCATACACTCCTCACAAGATTGATACGAGAATGGGTTTAAAAAAATTTGGCTGTAATACATTTAAATTTAAGATTTACGATGATAGAAAATCAGAACATTTTACAGCAGCCGTATATTCTAAAATTCATGACTATAGTAAGAATGGTAGTATGAAAAAATATGCTTTATTTGCGACTGGTCCATCTTGGAATGAGGGATGGTTTTTTATTTCAAGCATGAAGAGACGAGAAGGAACTTCATATACGCTACCCGCAAGTCAAGAGCATGTAGATACACGTGCGACTAGCACACCGGATAAAACTATATTAAATTCTATCATTGAAAGTACTAAAAAAATGCCGTCTCTCACTGCTAGTAATTATGTAGTGGATAATAATGATATTATAACAAAGAAGGAATATTCTATGAGTAAACAACAATCGGTAATGTCTATATTAAACAATGTAGATTCTGGTAATAATTCAAATGTTTATAAAAAAGAATATGATGAATTATTTTCTAAATATAAAAATGAATTAGATTCACATAAAGATGAAATCTCAAAATTAAATTCAGACAATAAAGAATCATTAGATAAGTCGAATCATTATATTCGTAATTTGGAAATACGTAATAAATGTAAACCTCCTACCGGTTCGGATAACCCAAGTAAACACGGTAAACAAATAACAAATAGGATATACAATGACGTTGGTGCAGAGGGTATATGGGACAATGTCTACGGTAGTGATGTTGCTAACGTTTTATATTATAACTGGTTAAATCCGGGATTAGACAAAGTGTATGTATATATGTACTGTGATGATTATGTTAAACTATATGTGAATGGGTTTAACTGGATAGCGAGCAGTACTTATGAGGGTGATGCACCATCAAAAGCGAATGAAGTTGTTCCCAGATCTGACGGAAAAGGTTTTTTAAAGAATGGCTGTAATGTGTTTAAATTTCTTGTTCGTGAAAGGGATGGTGACCAACATCTTACAGTCGCAGTATATGCTCAACCCCACGATTCAAAGAAATCTGCTCAAGAAAATGAAAAAAATCTTTTATTTGCTAGTGGTCCAAAATGGAATCAAGATTGGTATGTATTTGAAGAGATGCGCACCACTGGTGAAAAAAATAATGAATTGCGTTTATCAGACGGTAAGGCGAGACAACCTTCCTGGTTACAGGACTGGATTGGTGGACTTAATGCAACATCATTCATTTATAAGCCAGTAACAAAAGAGAATTGTTTAGAAAGCGCGAAAGAAGTATATGGTGATAAAGTTACTGCTAAAAGAGGAAAACTCATTGCTGGTAATTGGGGACATCTTCCTCAAGGTTGTTCTGTACAAAGTGGAGGTGATTGGGCAGCTCATTGGAATAATACAGATGGTAATAATAGTGGTAGATATACAAAAGTAGTAGTTCCATTGTCTATATTAAACAATGTAGATTCTGGTAATAATTCAAATGATTATAAAACACAATATGATGAATTATATTCTCAATATAACAATAAATTAGATTCACATACAGTTGAAATCTCACAATTAAAATCAGATCAAAATGAATTAGATTCTCAATATAACAATAAATTAGATTCACATAAAGATGAAATCTCAAAATTAAAATCAGATCATAAAAAATCAATTTATAAGTTAATACCAGCAACAAGAGAGAACTGTTTAGATATAGCGAAAGCAGAATATGGTGATAAAGTTACTGCTAAAAGAGGAACACTCATTGCTGGTAATTGGCCTCATCTACCTCAAGGTTGTTCTGTACAAAGTGGAGGTGATTGGGCAGCTCATTGGAATGATAAAGATGGTTATAATAATGGTACTTATACAAAAGTCGGAGATATAGGGACGACAATAACAAAAGCTAACTGTTTAGATAGAGCGAAAGCAGAATTTGGTTCTAAAGTTACTGCTAAAAGAGGACATCTCAGTACTGGTAATTGGTGGTGGGTTCCTCAAGGTTGTTCTGTCGCAAGTAATAATGATTGGGCAGCTCATTGGAATTATCAAGATGGTACAAATAATGGTGAATATCTAAACGTCGGAGATACAGGGCCGATGATAACAAAAACTAACTGTTTAGATAGAGCGATAGAACAATATGGTTCTAACGTTACTGCTAAAAGAAAATATCTCACAGTGGGGTCGTGGAGTAGTCTTTCTCAAGGTTGTACTGCTGCCGATAATGGTGTTCATTGGAATACTTACGATGGTAGACTTAATAATGCTTATAAAAAAGTCAATGGTGCATCGCGCCATGACAAAATCAAAGCCAAAGCAGCAGCAGCAAAAGCAGCAGCAGACAAAGTAGCAGCAGCAAAAGCAGCAGCAGCAGCAGCAGACAAAGCAGCAAAAGAAGCAAAAGCAGCATTAGGAAGAGGTATAGGCGGATACGCAGGTCCTGTAAAAAAATAAACATATTTTATCATAATCACTGCTCGTTTTTCGTCTTTTTACACGCAAGACCCTAAAACTAACATAGGCAATAAAAATGACTATTAATTTACAACTAATATATTTATTGTAATCACAACAAATATATAAAAAACAACAAAAAATATAAATATCAAATAGGGTAGGGGGTATAATCTTATTTAAAATCCTACATTATATCCATCATCACAAATATCGTCTTCCACGCCTTTTTGAATATTCGCAATATTGTTTTGGATTGTGATATTCGACTTTGAACAGTCACCCTTTGTCTTGTGTTTTTCAAAACGTTCGTCAATTGCCTGGTCTGTATCAGTCGTATCTACATCAAAAGCATCCAATTTCTCCATTTCATTCATATCAAGAACCACCTGGAAAGCACCTGTTCCATAATTACCATATTGTCCAGTCATTACATTTGCGGATACACCACGCATATGGTCAAATTCACCGTGTCTAGCTGAGTTCAATAGAACTTCTGTATGGACCTCGAATGTTGCCTTCGCAATAGGCCCTACATTATCGTTCAACAAACCAGAACGGAATATCGGAACCATGTTCTCATTACACGTCATACGATCACATAATAGTCCCAAATGGTGATAATTAATATAGACACCACTGAATTCCATTACCTCCGTCATTTCCAAATATATGGTTTGCCGAGCAGCTTCCATACCCAATACGTTAAATATCTCTCGAATATCATTACTGGTTGTGCGCGAGGAGTCTATGAAATCAAGTGCGAGTGCGTGAAGAAGGTTGGTTCCGGTTGAATCAAGCACCCAGATATCATTCTTCACATATTTACCATCCTCTTTTTTAATAGACATTTCATTTTCACCCGCCACCGAAAACATTCCCTTTTTAATAACAGGCATAGCATCTACCTTTTTAACAGAGTTTTGGATTTTTCGTGCAGTAACATTTTCGATATTATTGATACCACGCAATACAATATTTTGAAGAAGTGTCTCTTGGAAATTATTCAAGAGATAAATATCATCGGATTGGTCAAGTGTTTCGGCCACACCCTTCTTCTTACCCTTGTTCAAAACAGAACCATTCACGCGAATACGGAATACCAAATTATCGTTATTGTAATCCGAAAACACGCACTCGACATCACTTCCGTAATTACTGTTTGATATGGCGAAATGAATATCGTCTGTGGTAATATTCTTATCCAACATGGCTTCAGTATCAAGTTCGATACGAACCACCCATTTTGATTTGGTAGAATCTTCTACTTTTACTACATCAACTGGGTCAAGACAATCGTCGAACAACCTCTCAAATTCATAAAACTGTTCTAATAAGAGTTGGTCATCTAGAATAGACGTGTCGCGAATTCGGGGTTCAAAATGAATTTGAACAGAACGTGTGATATCAACCAATTTTGTATGTTCCATCATTGTAGCATACATAGTGGCTTTTTCTTGGTCAGACTCCTCGAATGGCTTCAAGTAGACAGTTAACGAAGGATGTTTAGGATTCTTTGTTAGACGCAAAATTTCCTCAATTCTAGGAACACCACGAGTAACATTGGATTTACTCGACACACCCGCCAAATGGAATGTATTCAGTGTAAGTTGTGTAGTAGGTTCACCAATAGATTGTCCAGCAATTACACCCACCATTTCGCCTGGATGAACAAGTGCCTCTCTATGTTTAAGAGCGACTGTCTCTAATAGAACAATGAGTGCTTTACGATGGAAACGCTTATTCACAAGGAGTTCACGTGGGGATAGGTAGAAGTAATACATGACTTCAAATAGCGGAGTAAGAGGTGCGTAAGTCATCTCATTCATCTTTTTGAAATTTTCCTCGATTAAGTCGAATGCTTCTAGAGGGGTAATATCAACAACACTATTTTGATTTAGACCCATTTGACCCTGGATATTCACAATAATATTTTGGAAAGACACAGGCATAGAGATTGAATTCTCGTTTTTATGTTTAAATACGTTCTTCACGATTGAATTGCGCATATCCAACATATTATCGATATATTTACGACATCTCATACGAGTATCACCACGCTGCTTCTTAAGTCTCGAAATAGCACCTCGTGTATATACAGATAACAATTCACTCGCCTGGTCGTTAATACCCACAATATCATAATGCATGTATATATCTTCAACACTCATTCCAACAAGGGGGATGACCTGATTCTCAACACGAGTTGTGTCGAATGAGTCATCACCGTATGTGAATTGGATAATCTTACCCTTGTTGTTTCGAACAGTCATATCATACTCAACTTTAAGATCCTCAAGACCTTTGATAAGACGACGTTGAATATAACCAGTTTGCGATGTCTTCACTGCTGTATCAATAAGACCCACTCTACCACCCATTGCGTGAAAGAATAGTTCGGGAGCAGTCAATCCTGAAATATAGGAATTCTCGATGAAACCACGTGCTCCTGGACTGTCGTTGTATTTATGGTAATGAGGAAGTGTTCTGCCGTCATATCCATATGGAATACGTTTACCGTCCACACTGGTCTGTCCCAAACAAGATATCATCTGGGCAATATTGGTAGGATTACCCTTTGAACCTGAATTCACAATAATGAGGAAGCGATTGTTTTTATCCAAACTATCACGTCCAATTTTGCCGGCCTCATCCGTTGCCTTGTTCAAAATATTACCAACATTGGTCTCAAATTCGATGATACTGGACTTAGCAGTATTGTTCTCAAATACACCCAAATGAACCTTGTCGATTAGTTCCTGAACTTCGGCTTTTTGTTGGGCAATAATCGTCAAAATCTGTGTCTGGGTTGCTTTATTAGCAATCAAATCACTAATACCCACACTATATGCGCTTGTTTTCAGATATTCGGTCACAATATTTTGTAGATTATCGTTGAAATTTACACACGCCATGTTGCCGAAATCATTATTGATGCGATGGAGCATACCTTTGGTAGTAGAACCAATAACAGACTTATCTAGTTGTCCTCGGATGAACTTACCATTTCGGACTTCAAAGACGTTGGGTGAAGTTGCGAAATCGTCGCCGTCCTTAAATTGTTTTGTTTTATAAACCATGGTCATTGGGGGGATAATCTGTGATAGAACATCGAAAGAAGACAGTATTTTCTTCTCTTTCAAAGCAGCAGTGTCTACGTGAGGATACATCATCAAGAGGTTCATTGCTTCTCGATGATTAAATTTAATATTCTCACGAGTTAACCGATAAGATCCGAGAAGTGAATCTTGATAAATACCGATAATCGGTGAATTACTCGCAGGACTAATAGTACAGTATGGGATTGCCGCCAAAGTGCGTAGTTCGGTTTCCGCCAATACATTTTGAGGCATGTGCATATTCATCTCATCACCATCAAAATCCGCATTATAAGGCTTTGTATCACCTACATTCATACGAAATGTATCGCCTACCTTCATAACTTTTACAATATGACACATCATAGACATTCTATGAAGACTGGGTTGTCTGTTGAACAAAACAGCATCACCGTCCATCATATGACGATGAACTGTATCTCCATTGTATAACTCGATGGTCTCGCGGTCAACATTTCGGAGTGAGATATTTTCACCAGATTTTCTCTCGAGGATCTTCGCACCGGGTTCGCCATTAGGTCCACCATCGGGACCATTTTGAACTATTTTTGTTAGGAAATCGCGATTTCGGTCATTCACTATCACTGGTTTTGTAATATTCATCGCAATCTTCAAAGGTACACCGAGTTGTTTGACGGATAGATTTGGGTCGCCTGTAATAACCGAACGGGCACTAAAATCAACACGTTTTCCCATAAGATTGCCTCTAATACGGCCATTCTTTGAATTCAAACGTCCCATAATACAATTGAGTGGACGTCCTGAACGTTGCGCCATAGGAGCAACACCTTTGATTTTATTATTCGCAATCATCGCGACGGAATGTTGTAGAATTGTATACCAACCCTCTGTAACATTCGCATTTGATTCAGGATTCGCCATCTTTTCGCGCAAAATATTGTTATATTTAATAATACTTCTATAGATATGCGTCAAATCGTCTTCACTTCTCTGTTGCGCATCATGCTTCACCGATGGTCTTACGGCGGGGGGAGGAACCGGTAGAACTTCCCAAATCATCCAACTCGGTCTCGACCACACAGGACTAAATCCCATAAAATTAATATCATCATCGGAAATACGTTTGAAAATTTTCAGCATATTCTCGGCGGTCATCTTTTTGGTGACTTTATTATCACCATCACCTTCTGTGTCTAGATTTTCCCACGTCGCACAAATGGTGGCCATACCTTCGAGTTTAATTTTATCAGGTTGCTTACATCCACAACCATCTTCGGTTTGTTCACCACAACGCTTAATAGTTTTAGATGTAAGTGAATTTACATAATCCCAACGCTTGGAATTGGGCAATTCTAATATATGCTTGTGTTGATTTTTGTTAACGAGTAACTTACTACACTTGAAACAGATTGAACGCGAGATTTTCAAAATATCCTTCATATTTTGAATTGAAAACACCGGTCTAGCTAGTTCAATATGTCCAAAATATCCAGGAGTATCAATATAAGTCATACCGTCTGTTGGACAAATAAGACCTGGTTCCAAAACACCCATACGAGGATCAAATAAACCACCGACAACTGGCTTATTATTGTTATATGTATCCCCTGAAGTTATTTCGACCACTGAATTTTTACGAATTTCCTCGGGCGATAACATACTAAATTGGACACCAATAATTCTAGATGGTCTCTCAATATTGTCTTTACTTGAACGTTTGGACATGTTTAATATAATATAATTGGCTATATTTTATATTGTTTTACTTTCTATTAATCTAAATCAATTTTGTTGAATGATATATATTTCAAAAAAAGGTAATAAAGTTAAGATACTATTTAATATTAGTTACTGATATTATGCCTAGTAAATCCAGTGAAAAAAAGCCCAATACACGAAGTAAGATCAAACGCCGTAAGGAGGATTCGGACTCTTCCGATGACGACAATGATATTGAGTATATTTTGTATTCTAATGACGAAGACGACGAAGATAGCGATTCAGACTCTGATTCTGATTATATTCCTAAAAGTCAAAAAAAAAAGAAAGTATATAGGGTTTTGGAATATGAATCGGATGAATCACCCGACGAAGAAACTGATGACGAAGAAATTGAATATGAGATTGAAGATGACGAAGATGGTTCGAATATAGATCCACGTGAATTACGTAAAACGATTGCTACATTATTTCCATCTAATTATATTAACGAGAAGGTGAAACAAGATGACAAGAAGTCTAAAAAGTCCAAAAAAAATATAAAAACAGTGAAATCCAAAAAAGTAGTTAAGAAAAAAGGAAAGTATAAGAAACGTGTTGAGGAGAGTGATACTGAATCCGAGTATGAATTTTACGAAGAAGATGAAGATGAAGATGATGATGATGATGAAAATATGCAAGAATTTAATCTCTTATTTTCTGCCCTAACTGGTGGTGGACCAAATGAAGATGAAATCAACGACCAAAATGCGATTAAGGACGATCGTCATGAAGAATGTGATAGTGATGATGAGAAACTATTTATGCGTGAAAATTACGAAACGATTCCCATTCCTGAAGGAATTGTTACGAAGTCAATGAAAAATAAGCAAAAGGAAAAGGAGAAGGAAAAGAAAAGGCAGAAAAAACGGAATACTTCCGAAAAATCCGATAATTCCGAAACAGTAGATGCTGAAAAAGAGTATAAAAGTTTGATTGAGTTGAAAAAATATCTTTCTACACAACTTAAGGAAAATCCAAAGAGCAAGATTTTGATGAAAGCCGTCGACGAATGTCATGATTCTATTCGTAAATTAGTCAAAAAGTCTCGTCTAAAGAACGCCAAAAAATATTACAAAATGGTCAACGGACAAGACGAGAAAAAGACAGGAGAAATCGAATATTTTAAAAAGCAGTTGTCTAATAAAGAGCAATTGCGTGTAATTAAAGAACTCAAAGAAATCAACGAACATATTAGTATTAAAAAACCGTATCGTCTTACCTTACTAGACAGTAATATTCCCCCGAAGTTCAAGGCGACTGTTATGCAAAAGGTAAGTATGTTACGGTCTATGGAACCAGGAGACCCCGAATATTTTAAACTCAAGACATGGGTAGATGGATTTATGCGTATTCCATTTGGTGTTCATAAACATCTCATTGTTAATATAACGGATGGTATTGAGAAATGTAGCGAATTTATGGAAAATGCGAAAACCATACTAGATAGTTGTGTTTATGGTTTGAATGATGCTAAAATGCAGATTATGCAAATGATGGGACAATGGATTACAAACCCCGACGCGCTTGGAACAGCAATTGCGATTAAGGGTCCTCCTGGAACCGGTAAGACTTCTCTCGTAAAAGAAGGGATTAGTAAGATTTTGGGTAGAGAATTCTCATTTATCGCATTGGGTGGAACTGGAGATGCGAGCTCTTTGGAAGGTCATGGATATACATATGAAGGTAGTCTTTGGGGACGCATTGTCCAGATTTTGATGGATAGTAAGTGTATGAACCCCGTCATTTATTTTGATGAGTTGGATAAGGTCAGTGATACTCCTAGAGGTGAGGAAATCATTGGTATTCTTACACATCTCACGGATACGTCACAAAATAGTCAATTCCACGACAAGTATTTTTCGGAAATTCATTTCGATTTAAGTAAGTGTCTGTTTATTTTTAGTTATAATGATGAATCGCGTATTAATCCTATTTTACGAGACAGAATGTATCGAATTGAGACCAAGGGATATGATAAAAAGGAAAAACAGATTATCGCACGCGATTTCTTGTTGCCTAAAATCAGAGAACAGGTCTGTTTTAAACAAGACGAACTTATTATTCCAGACGAGACACTCGAAGAAATTATTTCGAACGATACAATTACCAAGGGTGAAGAAGGTGTGAGAAATCTAAAAAGATGTCTAGAAATTATTCATACAAAACTCAATCTTTTTCGTCTAATGAAACCAGAAAAGAATATTTTCGCTAAGGATTTGGATTTGGAAATATCCTTCCCTGTTACAGTTACAAAGGAGCATATTAAGAAATTGGTGGATTGTAAAGAACATATTAATCAGAGCCTGTTTGGACTATATGTATAAGGGTACATTTGTACCATTATAATCCCTATTTTTTATTTTAGATAAGAAAATACTACAATTTTACTATAATTATATGATATTTAGTAAAATTGATTTAAATTACCATACAAAAAAAACTATGTAATTAAAAATGAACACAATGTTTGAATTCTATCTCAATTTATTTGATCAGAAGAAACTGTCTACGAACGATTATATGCGTTCTTTCGCACAATTTATAAATTTAAATGGAATACAAATGACGAATGTAGATGAACTAAAAGATGATGATGAATATTATACATTTAACATTCCTTATAAAAGACAAAGTTATGAATATAGTTCTACAGATAAAAAGTTTATTGGAGACCCTACATCAACTTACTTTACTATAAAGGATTATAAAGACATGACCTCTATCTACTTACCAAACCGATATAATGGTATAGTAGAATATACAATGAAAAAAAAAACAAAAAAGGCTATATTAGAAAGGATATTGTTAACGGATAACTTTACTAAACGCCCTACGTGTGCGATATGTTTAGAAGATAAATTTACGGAAACAGGACCATATGTAGCAGTAAGTTTTAACGATACAATATGTAACAAACATATATTTCATGAAGGATGTGTTAAAGATGGTCGAGTGAAAATTTGTCCGTCGTGTAGCAGTGATAAAAAAGAATTAACACGAGTAGATTTATCTAATTTGTTGCCTATATATAAATATAGCGAATATGATTATGTCGTCCCTACAAAATTAATGAATATAATACCAGGAACAAAACAGTATTCGTAAATTGAGGATATTAGATTATTTTATAAAACTTATTAAATATTATTTCATTAGTATATTTAATATGGATAACTGCACAATTGAACATCTCATTCAGGTCAAAAGTTTATTAATTTCGTGTGAAAAAAATGATGAAATAAACGATATTATAAAAAAAGTGGATATTTTTTTGATAAAATACTGTCCGCATCGGATTGTAGATGACGTAATAGATATTGATCCGGATCGATCAAAATCTATCCAATATTGTGATAAATGTTACACTACATTTCATTAAATATTTAGTGACGTATTATTTCTGTAAAATACAATATATAAATTACAGTTATAGAATGGATAGTTTCGAGAGTACGAATAATTGGATTAAAAAAACGCACGAAAATATGTGTAATGAAGAAAAATACCTCAAAAAAATTGAGAATAACGAAGATACATCCTCGTTTAATGTTAAACAAAGTAGAGCCACAAAAAGTTTAATTCCTATTCATAATATTCCAAAATATGATGCTACACTACATAATTTTATAATCGAAACGACTCAAACTATATACAAATTAAACGAGAGAATCGCAGAATTAGAAGAAAAATTAGAACAATAAAGGATTAATACCTGTACCTATTTTTTTCTACAAACACTAATATTGTTTGTAGAAAAACAAATCTCATATCTAGCAAAATATATATTTGATAAAAAATTTAAGCAGAAGGACTAGCACAACCTGACTGGTTTCCACCACGTGTCTTGAGCATCTCAATTTGTTTATCATCTAAACATAAATATCCTTGGGAATTACTTAATCCACTTGAACGCATCATGCAGTCCTCACTTAATCCACCTTTTGCTCTAGAGTATGAATCAATAACCTTGTCTTTGTCGTCAGGTCCAAATAGACCTTTCATTTTAGGAACGCGTTGGTCAGTAGGCTGGGATGCAGTGCTATCGATAAGATGTCTGTCCTTAATATCGACGGCATTTCCATCAGGATAACTCGCATAATGAACAGGTCTAAATCCCTCGACACTTGCGTATTTGGGACGAGCATTGTAAGGCATCACATTGGAACATCCAGCACAAGTAGTCAACATAACGACAACGGCTAAACCAATGAGTATGAATAGTAGTCCAGTTGAAATTTTTCCAGTTGGTTTCATTTTTTATTTATATATCTAGATGAGAAATTCTATATTTATACAATTTAATTATTATCTGTGACTTTATTTTTATCAATATACGGTAATGTTTTTTTGTCTAGTTCTGTTAATGAACGATACAGTTTTTGAAGGGGGGATGTATATTGTTTAAAATACGGATCTTTTAATGTATCTTCTATTTGAAATCGAAGTTGGGCTAAATGTTCTGGTAATCCGCGAATAGAGTCTAAAACATAATCTGGAGCACTATGAATATTATGTAAGATGGATTCTAAATTTCCTAAATATTTTGACGCAATTAAATTAGTAATACTCGTTATTTTATCAATTTCACTCACCGAATTTTTGATAAATTCATCGTTATTTTTTAGATTATCATCTATGTATTTATCCGCATTTTCTAATTTGTCTTTACCTTCTTGCGTTGTTTGACGAACACCTTCGTATTTATTTGTTTTATTATTATATTTTGATACAGTATCGTAGTAAATCTTCTTTAATGCTATAAATTTAGGGTCTTTTAATATCAAATTAGAATTTTTGTTCACACACGGTTTTCCATAATAAAACATTGGGTCACATTTATCTATACGTGTGTAATATTCGTATTTAAATACTAAAAATAAAATGATGGTGAATAAAATAAACATATTAATTATAATCACGGATCCGAAATAATAGGGTCTATTATATTGAAAGTAATCTAATGGTATGTAATTATAGAAAGTCGGCATTATTTAATATAATATATAACACGTTAAAAACGTTTTATATATACTGAATTATTCTTGCGGGCTTTTATATGTTTTCTTGATTATGATTTAACGGTGTTTATTGCTCCGTCTTTCACATAATTTCCTAATACAAATGCTCCACCTAGTTTTGATATGGTGTCTCGCAATTTCGCAATATTTTGCTGAATAGAAACGCCTAAACTATTTGATTCGACATATTTCTTTGGAACTTCGGTTTGAACCTTGGTGTCTAATCTCGATGCTGAACTATCCAATCTAGCATTCACTGTTTCTAAATTCATCGCAGAAGATGTGATATCATTCATTACCGTCGAAATTATTTCGCCTTGTGAATTTTTCATATATTGTTCGAACTTATGCTCGGGGTCTTTACCAAATAAATAGGAATTCGATATTACACTTATTCTATTTTGATAATCCGTAAAATTAGCATATACATATGCGAAAAGAATACCAATAAACATCAAACCGAAAAATATAAAAATAACAATTGCTTGCCCCCATTTGTAATATTCAATTGTTTTAGGTGGAATAAAATATCGATTCATTATCTTGTCTAATGTAATATTTTGGTCGGTAACATTAACTACAGGTTCTTCGGTACCAGTTTGAGTAGATGTTAGTTCAGGCATGTTATAATATATAGTATTCGCCTATATATTATAAAGGGTTCAAAATACATAAAAAAACGATAATATACTGTTTTATATTATGACTTCCAGTTTAAGTGATGATGATAGACTTAATCTAAAAAAAATGATGACCGAAATGGATTATGTCGATAATACAGAGACAATTCGTCGTCTTAAACACAGTGTTCAAATTCGTGATAATATTCGTAAATTGGAAGATTTAAAACGCGAACACGCGGATATGCGTATTCGGTCTCCTGAACAATTTTTCAATATCGCATATACCGAATGCGATTTTTTATACAACAATTATTCCGATATTTTTAGACGTCTTATGAACGACACAGTCGATATTAATATAATGTCTAAACTGTTGATTGTTTTAAAGCTGATTGAAGAGGGACATTTAGACCAAGAGGATGGTGCTATTCGCGTCGGTAAATTATTAAAGGAATTATATTTGGATTCTGCTGTTAGACATGCAGATGCTCTCGATAAAGAACATGAAGGCGATAAACCAGTTGTTAATGATGGTAAGAAAGTATCTTGGACTAGATTTAAACAAGGGGGTATGCCTACGAATGCTTAAATGAATCGCAATTTACTGACGTCTACCTCTCGTTTTGTTTTTTCTCCCTTCTCATCTTTATTATTCTCATTTTCGTCCAATAACATTACACCCATCGCCGCATAATTATGTAAATCCATAAGTGTATCGCGAATTCCTTCATCATCCACTAAATTCACACCATTCTTTGTTATAGACAAAGAACGTTGTATTTTATCTTCAATGCGCATCAGTATTCCAATCACTCCAAATTTCGCGAAAGCATCTCCATAATCTTGGTTTTTCTTCTTGAACATTTCAAGACATTTATTTTGAACAATTTCCAATTGTTTTACACGGTCCATGGTATACAGACTAATAAATACACGTATTTATATACGTTAAATTTAAATATTTGTAAAATATATTTTGAATAACTATTATAACTAGATATGTCTGAATCGGATGATATATTTACCATTTATAAGGGTAGAGGGCTACATCAGTCAAAACATAAAACGAATACAATTAAAAATTTTGTATTTGACCTAGATGAGACAATCGGTTCATTCTCTGAAATGTATATTTTGTTTAAATGTATTCAGTCTGTCCAAGAAGATACCAATACTGTATTATATGATTCATTAGATGGGCTGTTATTTTCTATCATGGACGAATTTCCAGAATTTTTTAGATATGGAATTTCGGTATTATTTAAATATTTAAACAGTAAAAAGAAACTCTATTCAAATATATGTATTTATATTTACACAAATAACGCTTGTATTCCTATTTCTTGGACATCTATCATTGTGAAATACATCGAACAAAAATGGAATCTACAACTCTTTGATAATATTATAAGATGTTTCAAAATAAAAGACCACATTGTTGAATATAACAGAACTACACACGATAAAACGTTTACTGATTTGATTTGTTGTGTAAAATTACCCGATAAAACGGAACTATGTTTTGTTGATAATACATTATTTCCAAAGATGCAGCATCGTCACGTATATTATTTACGTCCGAAACCATACTACCACTATGTGAATAGAAATGATATATTGAATCGTTTTTTTAATTCGGAAAAGGGGGTAGATATTGCGAAACGTCTGGATTTGACTAGTTCAGAACTAATAGACAAGACCAAAACGTGGTATACAATGAACAATTATAACTTTGACGTCTTTTCAAAACAACGGGAAGAAATGGAAATAGACATCGAAGTGTCCAATAAGATGTTATACCATTGTCGCCTTTTCTTCTACATTACTACAAAGACGATTAGAACGAGGAGAAAAAAACAACGAATAATTTTAAATAAAACGAAAAAAAATTATTGTAAATAGGCGGGTGATTATTAATCCTTTAATTGTAGGATGAGTAGTTCATCCATTGTTAATTTTTGGAAGGTTATACAGTCATCAAATTTATATTGAATAAACCGTTGCCCGTTCTTGCATAGAATTTGGGTTCCATTTTCTAGAAATTTCACATCAACGACTATTCCTCCATTCGTCAACTTATCGTTTCTTAACCATCGTATATGTTTCCCTTTATGAACATGATACACCTTTTCCACTAATCTATAATTTATAAGACTCGCACTGTATTTATGTATAATCTCTTTTGATATATCTTGCTCACTCAATATATCAAACACCTCTTGTGTAATAGAAGACAATGAGTGGTCGCCTATGTATTGATGGTCTACATTTCCTGCGGATTCCAATATAGTGTCCAAGTCCAATGTATTTTGTAATTCCGGATTATTTCGTTCATTTTCTATGAGTACATCCATTGTATATCTATAACACATATCATTTATATCCATTTTTTATGGTATTTTACGATTTATTCTCTTATTCTTGGACACTCTCTGGATATAAAATATAAATAGGATGTATAAATCAATGGTGCATGTTGATATTTGTCCTCAATGCGAAGATTTTATTATTATAGAGAAATTAAATTGTGGTATTTTCAGACATGGTGTATGTAAAGAGACACATAAACAGATCGACCCTCACTTATCGAGAGATAAATGCGAACTATTAATAAAGAATGATTTAATATATGGGTGTGGAAAACCTTTTCAAATATTAAATTTAGATGGTGTATGGAAAATACAGAAATGCGAATATATTTAGTCGTCATTATCAAGACAAATTTCTTTTGTAAATTGTCTTGGACATTTTTGATTTTTTAAATACATATTCATTATTTCCGCAGGTGTAAACGTATTTGTCGATATTCTATCTTGGACATTTCGTGGGATATTTTTCTCATAAAGATGTCGGTATATATCCACAATGGATTTTCTCGATAATTTCGACATTTCCATCCGAAGGTCGATCCTACCTGGACGTGTTAAAGCCGGATCCAATTTATCATAATGATTACTTGTAATTATCATGATTCTTCCCGAATGTTCTTGAATACCGTCCCATATGTTTAAAATATCATCTAGTGTAATTGGGTCAGTATTTGCTATTTTGAACACCATTTTTTGTTTATCTTCACAATTTCCTTCAGTTTTATCTGAATCTTTCTTCTCCATCATCGATTCTATTAATTTCACTGTATTATCCTTTTTTTCATCTACATCCTTTCTTTGTAAAACAATATCACCCAAACAATCAATATCCTCAATAACGATGATTTTCTTATCAAATGTTATGGAATCATCTATATTTTTTCGATTATAGGTATTTTCAAAGAAAAATTTATACAATTGTCCCCGGGTTTTAAACAATTTCATCGATAAATTCACAATATGTCTGTCGGTATATTTCGCAATTGCCTTTATAATAGACGTTTTTCCAGTTCCCGGTTCTCCCGATAAACCTATTCCCAACGTATACGGAATTCCTTTTTTATAATACCATTCCTTATTGTGTAGAAAAAAATCTATCTGGTTTAGAAGTCGTGTCTTATTATCAAAAAACAGATTATCAAATGAACGTGTGGTTGTGAAAATAGATTCATTCCAACATTCCTGATAATAATCTTCGTGATCCACTTGTTTTATCGTATAAATATATCGATTTTTCTCCCGAACTGTCTTTATATTTTCGGTATATTTGGTGGTAATATCATTTAAAAACCCTTTAATCGAATCTACTTTTGTCGTATACGAAAATAGTTCGATTGTAATTGTATACGATTCACACGGACCAGAATTCCCCTTTTTCTCAAGCGTCTCTTTCGAAACATTGGTATGTCCGTATATATCGAGTTTTTTATCGACAAGAAACGCGTGCGGTTGAGATACATAAAAAAACGTATTATTCTCATTATTTATACGAGAACTAGACGTCCGGTTTAGTTCGGTCATTTCCAATATATGATCATCGTTATTGTTGTTTAAAATATGCTCCCATATAGCAGAAAAAGTATTTGTAAAACTTTCCACTATAGTGGCCTCTCCTGAAAAAAGACATACACTACGAATACGTTCACCCTTTAGACAAATGGTATATTTCATATTGAATAGATTATTCCATTGAATAGCAGAAAACCACGATAAAAATTGTGATATATTAAATCCATCCACTTTAGATAAAACCTGTGTTAACATAGTCACGAGCAGGGGTATAAATATAAATTGATACATATTATTGGGCTCCATGTTCGAAGCTTCTTTGTAAAAATATAAACAAATCTTTATATTTTTACACCTACACATTATTTTTTATTGTTATATTATATAATGGACTATAGTTCAGGAAAAACTAACCAAGAAAAGTGGATGTGTACATTCTACACAACAATATTATTTTTTGTAATTGTAAATCCCATGACTTACAAATTAGTAAACAAATTGTTAAGACGTTTCGTTACAATTGCAGATCGTGCTGGATGTCCTACATTTAGTGGAATGTTAGTTCATGGTGTTGTATTTGCTTTATTATTTAGATTAATGATGGATATGGGAAATTTAATTGAAGGTAATAGAGGTGGTAGACTAGCTGATCCACGATACAACGACGAAGTCGAAGTCGAAAAGTTAAAGAACAATAAGTCAAAGTTCAAGAAGTTAAAGAACAAGGGTACGAATTTTAAAAAACGACCTTGGGGCAAGATGCAACAGGCTGCTGGTCAGGCTCATCTTCCTTCTCATGTTCCAAGGCCCAAAGGAATGTAGGTAATTATTTATAAGGGGAGCGTGTTTTTAATAAATAATAAATTCAAAACGACTTAATAAAATAGCGGTAACATATATTATAATGCTTTATATCTGTCTCTTCGCAGTTCTCACTACTTTCTCAAACGCACACAACCATTTCGATGAATGGTTGCATAAATTTTCTATCCACGTAAGTGACGATTCTCATCGTGAGCATTTGTTCCAAAACTGGTTTTCAAACGACAAGTATATTCAGGAGGTGAATGGCCATAATTTGACGTATACTTTAGGACATAATCATTTTTCAGGAATGAACAGTGTTGAATTTAGCGGTTTTTTAAATAAAAACAACCACTTTGTTGAACATATGAATACAGATAATATTTTTGCTAGAATTATTGACTATTCTGTGCCTGATTCCGTAAATTGGGTAGAGAAGGGTGCGGTGACCCCAGTTAAGGACCAGGGACAGTGTGGTTCGTGTTGGAGTTTTTCTACTACGGGTGCTTTAGAGGGTGCCTATTTTATCACTTATGGTGAGCTACTATCATTTTCCGAGCAGCAATTGGTGTCTTGCGACTCATTGAGAAACGGAGGACGTGACCATGGATGTAACGGTGGTCTTATGGACAATGCTTTCCAGTGGATTGATAAGAACGACGGACTCTGTATTGAGTCTGATTATCCATACACATCTGGAACAACTATGCAGGCAGGCAATTGTGAGACCACTTGTTCTGTCGTTTCCCAAAGTGACGTCCAGACATACAGTGATGTGAAACCTAATTCTGACGATGATATGATGGCGGCTTTAAGTCAGCAACCTGTATCAATTGCGATACAGGCAGACCAGAAAGATTTCCAACTCTATAGTTCAGGTGTATTTACTGGAGATTGTGGAACTAGTCTTGACCACGGTGTATTGGCGGTAGGATATGGAAGTGAAAGTGGGGGTGACTATTATATCGTCAAAAACTCATGGAGTGATACTTGGGGTGACGGTGGATATATTAAACTCGGTCGCGGTATTCAGTATAACAATGGCGCCGGACAATGTGGTATGCTAATGCAGGCCAGTTTTCCTACCGTATAACTTTTTTATCGTCCTATATTAAATGAGCCATTCAAAAGATCCGATTTCTATAGATGATAAGGATTTTGAACGGTTGAAACTAGAAATATATAATAAAATGAATAATGAAGAATCCTATAAAAACGAACAAACCGCACTAAAAATTAAAGCGAAACAAGAGATGGTTATTTTAAAGAATATAGTAAATCAAACAGAAAAAATAAAACCTAGTTTCGACGAAAGTATTTTACTAAACGAATTAATCGATTTTTCAAAAAAGAAGAAGACGAAGAATAAGAAATAATAGAAACCTAAAGCATATTAACAATATTCCATACGTTTATTGTTAATAAAAATTGATTTATAGAGATAGAATTATAATACAGTATAAAATACTACATATGATCACACCCTATTCAGATTTATCTGTATCATTGACCAAACAAATAGACAAAATCGAAAAACAAAACAATGGTATCTATTTCACACCCCCCGCCACGATTTTACGAAACCTAGAGATTTTAAAACCCTACATGAAAAACGTGAGACGTGTTTTGGAACCTTCTTGTGGTTCTTGTGAATATATTACAGCATTATGCTCACAATATCCAAATTTAGATATAACCGGAATAGAATTTAACGAAACAATATATCAATCGATCCAATATTTGGCGACGGAAAAGACAATGCTATACAATGAAGATTTTCTAAAACGACAAAATTCAGGGGGTTATGACCTAATCCTGGGAAATCCGCCGTATTTTGTAATGAAAAAACAGGATGTGGACCCAATGTTTCATGATTATTTTGATGGCCGCCCAAATATTTTCATATTGTTTATCATAAAATCACTAAATCTCCTAAACGAGAATGGAATATTGAGTTTTGTATTGCCCAAAAATTTCCTAAATTGTTTATATTACGACAAAACTCGAAAGTATATCAATGGTCATTACCAAATCATCGATATTTTGGAATGTGCGGATGACTATATTGAAACCAAACAAGACACTATTATTGTAATTGTTCAAAAGGTGGTAATTAACACAATCGACAATCGACCGTTTTGTCTAAACAATGGCGACTATTCGATATTTGGTACACCTCAAACAATTGTTGAATTAAACCAACTATATCTAAACTCAACGACTCTAAATAAGTTGGGATTTCGTGTAAGTGTGGGAACTGTGGTATGGAATCAGTGTAAGGATATTTTAACGGATGATTCTTCTAAAACACGGCTAATCTATAGTTCCGACATCAAAAACCAAAAACTAGTGGTTCAAAAATATTCAAACAAGGACAAAAAAAATTATATAGACAAAAAAGGGGGTCGAACGCCACTTTTGATTTTGAACCGCGGCTACGGAGTTGGGAAATATAAGTTTGAATATTGTTTGATACAACCAGAGTTTGATTATTTGATAGAGAATCATTTGATTTGTATCAAATATACAAAGCAAATTGGAGCGGAAGAATTGATGGAACTCTATAAAAAAATAATAACATCATTTGATAACGATAAAACAATGTCGTTTATAAAATTGTATTTTGGAAACAATGCTATAAATACAACTGAATTGGGTGAAATAATGCCTATTTATGATATAGAACAAATATCACATACATTGTGGTAAGAGTTGGGTATCAATCGTCCGTAAACATAATCCCTTTGCCGTCACAACAATAATGACTGAATATACCAAAATTCGATATATATGGTTGTGCGAGTCTACAAATCTCCCGTGTTTTAAAATGAATGGTAGGTATTTTTTGTTCTGTTACTTTATTTAATACTTCAAAACAATGATACAAATCCTTATTATCGTGTTGAAAACATACTCGTTTACCTTTATATTCTATAATATTACATGTATCGAATATAGGTGATATATTTGATACTTCTATAATATCCTTTTCAATATCAAATATACGTTTACAAATAAATGTATTTATGTAAATTAATAGTTCGTCTGGTAACATATTATGTTATAATACAATATGTTATCTCTATATATCTCTTATTTTACACAATATTTTCCATTTTTATGATATAGAACATATATCACATACATCTTCATAAGATATGGGTTTAAAATATTCTCCTTGATTATCAACCCATACACGCGATTCGCCCAAGTACACTACCTTACCGTCTATATCATATACACGACAACGTTTTCCTCTTGTTTTTATATCTTGTTGCCTATCGATCGAGATAAACATTGGACTAGATAATATCCCCCATTTATTTCTATATAATTTATATAAATGAATTTAACACTTGGTTATCTTACACCCTTGAAGATTTAAAACGCCGTTTTCACAACATAAAAAAATAATCAAGAATGTAAAATCAATAGTAGGAGTTTCGCCTACGATGGTCTAACTTTTTCCTCTTCCTTTTGATTATTTGAAGA